ATGCGCGGAAAGAAATGCCCTTTCGGTACACGAGGCGAGTTCACCAGACAGGTAAAGCTGCTTGTCGCCGGGACCGATATGCCGGAGTTCAGCACCGGCCACCACAAACAAATCACTCCAAATATTTAAGGCTCGCTTCGGCGGGTCTTTTTCGTATTAGGCCACAGGCAATCAATCACAGATGAACCCTCGCATCCTTTGCCTTGCTGGCCTTTCCTGACACTACCCACAGCACCCGCTTTAACGCGAGGTGAGAGATATGAAAATGCCCTACAAAAGCGATCCGAATATCTGGTCCATCCTCATCGCTTTCGGCATGACCCTTGTTGGCGCTATAGCCAGTTACTCCTTCAAAGTTCTCAAAGGAGAATCCTTTAGTTGGAGGACAATGTGCCTTCAACTAATTGTGTCGATATTCGCTGGTTTAATCATGACCATGATCGCCATCCACTATAACTGGCCGCAAGAGGTGATGGGCGGCGTATGTGGCATGGCTGGCTGGTCGGGTTCCTCCCTGATTAAAGCGCTTGAGAACCGTTTTCTGAGCAAAGCAGCAGGAAAAGAGGTATCCAATGACTAAAGACCAGTTCATGCGAGCTGCGGGCATCAGTAGCTCGCTGGCTGAGAAGTGGTATCCGCACATCGTTGAAGCCATGAACACCTACGGCATCGACACACCAAAACGCCAGGCTCACTTCATTGGGCAAATCGGCACCGAGTCGGGCGGCTTCCAGTCTGTGCAAGAGTCGCTCAACTACAGCGTCGCCGGTCTGGCGATATTCGGCTCTCGATTAACCGCTGCCCAACGCGAACAGCTAGGACGAAAGCCCGGAGAAAAGGCTTTATCCCCTGAGCGACAGGCGGCCATTGCCAACATCGTCTACGGCGGCCGATTCGGCAATAACCTGAATGGCGACGGCTGGAAGTATCGCGGGCGCGGCCTCAAGCAAATCACCTTCAAAGCTAACTACGAAGAGTGCGGCAAAGCGCTTGGGCTGAATCTGGTCGACTCCCCTGACCTGTTGCTACAGGACAAATACGCTGCGCTATCTGCCGGCTGGTTCTGGAAGGCAAATGGCTGCAACCAGTTTGCTGATGTTGGCGATGTAAACGGTTTGACCCGGCGCATTAACGGCGGCCTGAATGGTTTGCAGGATCGTATCGACAGGACGAAGCGAGCGGAAGGAGTTTTGTTATGAGTTTCACGACCATCAAAAACCTGATCCCATTCGTTTTCGCCCTCATCATCATCGGCTTCATTGCAAAGCTCGGCGCTGACAATCGCCAGCTGCGAATTGAAAACAGCTCTCTGGTGAAAGATAACCGCGAACTGAACGGCAAGAACGCTGACCTGGCGAACACCCTGCAAAATCTGGCTGACAAAGTGGGCGAGATGAACCAGCTAGTAGATGCAGAGTCACGCCGTCGCGCAGCAGCAGAAATGAAGTCACAGCGGCTTCAGGAGGAAGTGAAGAGTGCGCTCAAAGATAACAAGTGCTCTGTCGAGCTTATTCCTGATTCTGTTATTGACCAACTGCGCCGACAAGCCGACTCAATACGAGGTGGTGAAGGCACCGACACTACCGATACCGGCAAACTTACTCGTTGACTGCGTTATCCCTGAAATACAAAGCAACATGACTTTCGGGGATAGCGTACAGCTCAACATCCTGTTGCTCGATTCGCTGGACGCCTGTAACGGGCAGATTCGAACCATCAGGAAAATAGAAAGCAACCGAGCCTCGCAATAGCGGGGCTTTTTTATGCGCATCGCACGCGCACATCTTAGAAAGTCTTTCAGTTGTGAGCATGGGCAAACCGATTGCTTTCGGCGGCTTTGCCGTGCGACAGGCTCACGTCTAAAAGGAAATTTAAATGAGACTGACCGTTTTAGATGACGATCCTGGCCGGAAAATTAATCCCGCTCAGGAGCGATATAAAGTCTATATCGATGGCGTTGAAGTTAAGCATGTATTCACTGCTGATGATGAAAAAGACGAGGTGATTGCAGCAGTACCCGATGAGCGCGGATACATGACGGCGGAGAACGGCGTGGTTAAGCAACAAACGCTTTACGGAAAAGTCACCATTAAGCGCCAATAACCCCCCCCACAGGATAAGCCGTAAGTGGGTGAGCCATTCCGTGAGGAATCGCGAAGCCTGCGACCATGACAACCCCCAAGAAGATTTACCCTCAGCAACAAAGCAATATCGGCCTCGCTTATGCGGGGCTTTTTTATGCGCTTCGCACGCGCAAAAAATAACCCGAGCCTTTCAGAAAGCTGAGCCTGAGAACAACCGTTGGTGTCATTGCGGCCTCTCGGGTGACGGCTGTTCTGTGCGACAGGCTCATCTTCCTTAAAGGTGTCAGCAATGAATATTGTTCCATTGAACTACAAAGGCGAAGCTATTCGTTTTAATACCGACGGATGGATAAATGCTACCGATATCGCTGATCGCTTCGGCAAGCGACTAGACCACTGGCTGTCCAATGCAGAGACGCTGGAATATGTGAGGGCATTGGATGAGGTCTATTCAGGATCACCATCTGAAATCTTACATACCCGTAAATCCGGGTATGTAAAAACCAGCAAAGCGCGTAAAGACAGGGGCGGTGGTACGTGGCTGCATCCAAAGCTATCGGTCGCCTTTGCCCGTTGGTGCGACCCTAAATTCTCCGTCTGGTGCGACCTGCATATTGATAGCCTGCTTCGTGGCGAACTTACCGAGCAACAGAAGTTTGAGCAAGCCTGTCGGATTCGAGATGACCGGCAATCAAAAGCCAGCAATGGGGCACGAGAAATGGCCCGCTGGCGATGGGATAAGCCCGGCATTGAAGCCAACGTTGAATTCTGGCGTGAGCAACTCCAGTTAACACTGGACATCGCAATTTAGAGGCTTGGAGAGGTGAGAGCCTCTTTCACAACGGCTTTCATCACAAGGCGCATTTACGAGTGCGCCTGATGATGGATGTCACTCCAACGATGCATAGCATCTTAATAACTAGGAAAACAAAATGACTAAACGCGCTATCTCAACTGGTGGTTATCCAATCGAAGTTTCCACCCCTACTGACCCGGTAACCATCCCTGCAGCGACAACCTCAGCTATCGGCGGGGTTAAGAAGATGGCTGCACAGGCTGATTCAACCGCAACCGATGTTGCTGGTCTGCTGGCTGACTTTAATGCTCTGCTGGCTAAAGCTCGCACTGCTGGGCTGATGTGATGATCACCATGAAGGTGGTGGCACAAAAGCGGTGGTGGGTAAGCCCATTACTTTCCGTGCTGAAGGCATTTGTCTACGCACGCATCGTTAAAGAGAAACACTTCAAATCTCTGTCAGGTTTTATCGCTCGATGGGGATTCAAATTCAAAACAGAGAAATAACATGGCAAAGCTCACCGACAAACAAGAGCTGTTTGCCCGTGAGTACCTGAAAGACCTCAATGCCACTCAGGCAGCTATCAGGGCGGGTTACAGCGAGGATTCTGCAGCCTCACAAGGATGCGAGAACCTTATAAAACCCAATATCGCAAAACGCATAGCTGAGCTTAAGGCTGAACGAAACGAAGAGGTTGGTGTAGACGCTGCTTACGTATTGCGACGCCTCACGGAAATCGACCAGATGGATGTGCTAGACATCCTGCTTGCTAACGGGGAACTGAAGCCGATTAAAGACTGGCCTAAGGTATGGCGCACAACGCTATCAGGAATGGATGTAGTCGAAATGGCATCTTCTGACAGCGCTGCTCTCCTTAAGAAAATCAAATGGCCTGACAAGGTGAAGAATCTTGAGTTGCTCGGCAAGCACGTAAATGTTCAGGCGTTTAAAGAAAATATCAAAACAGAAATCAGCGGTGCTGGCGGTGGTCCAATCGTTACTACCGACATGTCACCTGAAGAAGCTGCAGAGAAGTACAAAGACCTCATGGGATAAATCATGCCAATTCCTTTCCCTTTCGACTTCCGAAATCCGGATTATGTCCAGGTATTCGAATGGCGACAGGAAAGAATTCTGCGCATTCGAAACAACCCATCAGCAATTCCATCACTAGTTTCATTCTACAAGAACAATCCAGCTCAGTTCATTATCGACTGGGGGATGACCTATGACCCTCGAAACCCTGAGCGAGGGCTTCCGTCATACATCCCATTTCTGCTTTTCCCAAGGCAGGAAGAATGGATGGAATGGTTCATGGATAGGTGGAAAGCGCAAGAGCCAGGCATCACTGAGAAGACCCGTGATATGGGCATGAGTTGGCTGACGGTTGCCTTGGCTTGCACGGTATGCAACTTCAATAAGGGCATCAGCGTAGGCATCGGCAGCCGTAAGGAAGAGTACGTAGATAAAATAGGCGTACCAAAGTCTCTGCTGGAGAAAGCGCGTATATTTATGTCGCTTCTTCCTAGTGAGTTTCGATTTGGCTGGAATAGAGAAAAAGACGCGCCGCATATGCGCATTAAGTTCCCTCACACTAATTCAATTATCTCCGGAGAGTGTGGAGATGGCATTGGTCGAGGCGATCGCGCCAGTTTCTATATCGTCGATGAGGCCGCTTTCCTTGAGCGACCAACACTCGTAGACGCTTCACTTTCAGCAACGACAAACTGCAGACAGGACATCTCCACACCAAACGGAAATGCCAACAGTTTCGCTATCCGCAGACATGGTGGAAAGATACCTGTATTCACCTTCCACTGGCGAGATGACCCTCGTAAAGACCAGGCATGGTACAAAAAACAGGTTGAACTGCTTGATCCGGTTACTGTCGCGCAGGAAATAGACATCGATTACAACGCGTCTGTGGAAGGAGTAATCATTCCTTCGGCATGGGTGCAGGCTGCTATTGATGCTCACATTAAACTCGGCATTGAGCCATCAGGAGAGCGCAAAGGCGCGCTTGACGTTGCTGATGAAGGTATAGATAAAAACGCCTTCTCCTCTGCGAAAGGCATTCTGATAGATGTCTGCGAGGAATGGAGCGGTAAAGGCTCAGACATTTACGAAACGGTAGTGAGAGCCACCAACCTTGCTGATGAACATGGTTGCAGCAACGTACTCTATGACGCGGATGGAATTGGCGCTGGCTGCCGTGGAGACTCCAAGCAAGTAAACGAGTCTCGCAAGAGGGAAGCTAAAAAGCCGGTTACTTTCTCTGCATACAAAGGCAGCGCAGGCGTTCTTAACCCTGACAAGGTGCTGATGAGGGATGCAAACGGGAGAAATATCACCAATAAGGATTTCTTCTACAACTTCAAAGCGCAATCCTGGTGGCATCTACGCACCCTGTTCCTGAATACCTATCGTGCGGTAAATGGCAGGAAGTACGATCCGGATGAAATCATCTCTCTTTCTTCAAAGATGAATGGAATTGCAAGATTAACATCTGAGCTAAGCCAGCCAACCTACAGCAAAAACTCTACAGGCAAAATCGTCGTCGATAAAAAACCAGATGGAGCACTTTCACCAAACTGTGCAGATAGCCTGGTTATTCTCAAATCGCCGGAGAGGAAGCCATTCCATATTCCTGACGAGATACTCCAATGACAAGACGCAAGCAAACAGCGCAACCCACTCGACAGGTACCAGCAAAAATCACGCAGATGCATCTTGATAATGCCTCTGTAGCAAATGACGAGAAGCCGTACGCTGAATTTAAACGATATGAACCGCTTCCAGGAGTAATCCCTGATGCGAAGAAGGAAGCCACTCTCGCGATGGATGCAACGCCATACGACGTACTTAACAGCATGTCTATCGGCAAAGAGTATTCAGGCTTCCGTGGTTATCCGATTCTGGCTGCCATGTCTCAGCAGGTCGAGTATGCGAACATGCATACCGTTATGGCTGACGAGATGACGCGCAACTGGATTGATATCAAAAGCCGAAAAGACGGAGACCCTGACATCGACCTGATGGAGCAAGCTCTCGTTAAGTTCGACGTGAAGCGCTTGATTCATGAAGCTGTTAAGCAGGACTCCATGTTTGGCGTTGCTCACATCTATGTCGACACCGGAGCGAGCGATACAGAGCTTGAAAAGCCACTCTTCCTGGACCCACGCAAGATTCCAAAGGGCTCTCTGAAAGGGCTGCGTTGCGTAGACCCGACATGGATTTACCCGGCGATGTACAACACGCGTTGGCCCCTGTCTGATAACTACTACAAGCCGCAAGCATGGTTTGTCATGGGGCAGATAGTTCACGAGTCACGCTTCATCGACATTATCAGCCGACCAGTGCCGGATATCCTCAAGCCATCCTATTCGTTTGGTGGTTTGTCGCTGACGCAACTGATGGAGGATTACGTTACAGACTGGCGCGATGCCAAGAAGAACGTTATCAAGATTCTCCGCACGCTGCGTATGCGGGCGCTGAAGACCGACATGGATGCTCGCCTGCAGGAGCCTGGCGCGTTCGATAAGCGCATCAAGCTTTTCACGCAGTATCAGGACAATCAGGGTATATGGGCTCTAGACCTCCAGGAGGATTTACTGCATCAGCAGACCTCCCTCAGCGAATTATCCAACCTGCTGTCCAACTATCAGGACCAGATGTGTATCCCGGCTCGCATCACCAACCTGAAGCTACTGGGGAACGCTCCGGCTGGTTTAAACGCATCCGGTGACTCTGAGCTTGAGACATGGCACGAAACCATCTCAGGGATGCAGGAGAGAGATATTCGACGGGCTCTGGAAAATATCTTCAAGATCATCCAGCTCTCCGAATTTGGCGAAATCAAAGAGGACATCTATTTCGAGTTCCGCCCATTGGATGAGCTGAGCGAGAAAGAGAAAGCCGAGATTGCCAAACTGAAAGTCGAAACGGTCACTACCGCTGCTGACTCGCAACTTGTCGATTCTGAAGAGGCACGCGATGCACTGAAATGCATTGAAGGCGCTGGCTTCGAAAATCTGGATGGTGATTATGAACCGGAAGAAGACGAAGAGTCTGAAGCCAGTGAACTACAACGCGGGAAACATCAGGTGGTACCAGAAAGAGCTGCTCAGAACGATTCGTGAGATGAACGATGACGTTAAGGCAGAGATAGTCACCATCATGCGAGATAACCCGCTGGCTATGGATATGGCGATGGATGCTAACCCTGTTGACCTGGTGAAGCGCGCCATATCCTCACTGGCTAAGAAGTGGATAGATAACTTCATCAGGAAGGCGATCCCGGTTTCCGATGAGGTGGCGGATAAGACACTTAAGGCTGTCGACCGTGGCATCCTCGCATCTGCCCGCAAAGACTCACTGGTTATCAACCTGCAATGGACTGACGCCATGCTGCAAAAGCGTGATGCCATCATTGCTGAAAACGTGTCTCTGATTCGTTCAATACCAGAGAAGTACTTCACCGAAGTAGAGTCGATGGTGTTCCGGTCTATTGCCAAAGGTGGTGACCGCAAGCAACTAGCTGATGAGATTGAGCGTGAGTTTGGCAAGCGTCATGGAATCACCAGGCGCCGCGCTGAGTTTATCGCTCGTGACCAGGTACGTAAGGCTACCAGTGCTCTTTCAAACGCACGACAACAGGCCGCAGGCATCAAGAAAGGCATCTGGCTACATAGTGGCGGAGGCAATCAACCTCGCCACAAACATGTGCAGGCTAACGGAAAAGAGTTTGACCTCGATAAAGGGCTGCCGATTGGCGACAAAGGCCAATATGTGCTGCCGGGCGAGGAACCGAACTGCGGATGCACGTGGAAGCCGGTTTTGCCGTTTTAAACAACGAGGAGTAAGTCATGAGCGAAGAACAAGAGAAAGAGATGTGTGATTACATCTGGTCTGCTATCGCGGCAGGTTATCCTGGAAAAGAGCCAGAGCAATTAAAAAATCATGAAGAGCTTATTGAGCATCATGGAAGAGCTTGGGAATGGTTCAACCTACAGAAATAAAGACACAAGATGAATTGGTTTTGTGTCTTGATATAATGAATATGTGGTGAATGCGCAGGCTGATGCGCTGGGGCAAGAATGTGACTATTGTCAACCTGTCACATGCTGGATATCAGTACCAGCCACCACACCAAAAACTATCTGGCTAGGGTAGCTCCCGAAAAGCGGCATCGTCACCGCCTGCCAGATATCTCTGACGAAACGACTAAGACGAGGTTGTTATGACTATGTACCTAGTTGAGTATTACAAAAATAGCGATGATCAGGGATTAATTGGAGTATTTGACTCCGAGTTGCTTGCCACAATGGCTAAAGAAGAGTTTGTAAGAAAATATCAATTTGCAAAGTCTGACCGCATTTTCATTACTCCAATTGAAGTGAATAAGATGCAGGAGCATATCTTCTGATAGAAACTTATTATCTATAAGAAATATACAATGAAATAAACTACAAACAGGCTGCCTAAGGGCGGCCTTTTTTATTGCCTGAAGAAAGGTAATCCAATGCCAGTACATCAAAAAGACGGCTCCTGGTGGTGGGGTGGGCGCGGGCCTTTCGACACCAAAGAAAAAGCCGAAGAAGTAGAGCGAGCGGCATACGCGAACGGCTACGCCAAAGACTCTGCATTCGCATTCGACAGGGCAAGCGTGCGCACCTATGACGCGGATGGAAAGCTCCACGTAGAGCTAACCCCAATCAGCAAGGCTAATGTCTGCGTCTATTACGGTCGCGAGATTCCAGGATGCGATGAGTTAGGACTCATCCCTGATAAAGCATATCGCCTCCTGCGTGATCCTGAAGAACTGCGCAAGGCCGCAGACACATTCAACAACCAACCGCTGCTAAACACGCACATCGCCGTGTCAGTGCTTGACCCACCGAAAGAGGCAATCATCGGCTCAACCGGTGAGAGCGCTGAATTCGACGGTACATACCTGAAAAACTCTCTCGTCATCTGGGATGTTAATTCCATCATCGGCGTGGAGAACAAGCAGCAGCGAGAAATTTCATCCTCATACCGCTACCGGCTCGACATGACTCCGGGTGAGTACGAGGGAGAGGCATACGATGGCGTCATGCGTGACATCGTTTGTAACCACGTGGCAATCGTGCCATCGGGTCGTGCAGGCCCGGATGTATTTGTTTACGACTCACAACCGACAGGACTCAAACTGATGTCAAAAATCAAATCACTCATGACTCTCATCCGGCCATATCTGGCTAATGATGAGAAGTCCGAAGAGGTAGAAAAGAAAGTCGAAGCCATCATCAAAGATGAAGACGAAGACAAGAAGAAAGCAGAAGACGAAATGTCCGAGGAAGAGAAGAAAAAACTCGCCGAGGACGAAGAGTCGGAGAAAGACAAAAAGGCTGAAGACGAAGCCGAAGAAGAGAAAAAAGAGAAAGAAAAAATGGCAAACGACAGCAAGTTAGCGATGGATGCAGCGGTTAAAGCTGTTGAGCAGCGATTCATCGACCTGCGTAAAGCTGAGCGTGATGTGCGTCCGGTAGTAGGCGATCTGGCCTGTGACAGCGCAGAAGAAGTGTATCGCACCGCCCTGAAGCAACTTGGCTGTGATGAGCACGCTTCAATCCCTGCCGCTGCACTGAGCTCTGTATTCAAAGCCTATGCACGCCAGCCATCATCCATGGCGCAGGACTCCGCAGTTATCACCACGTCTTCTCGTGAAAACGTAAAACACTTCTTTGAGGGCAAATAACAATGGCTTTCCAACAAGACGTTAAAGTTTACTCTGGCGTTGGTCAGGCTGGTCAGCCTGCTTCTAACAGCCCAATCATTGCTGCTGCAGGCGGTCCTGGTGCATATCAGGCAGGCGCAAGCGGTCTGGTCATGGCGCGTTTCGCATGGCGTGATGGCACTAACCCACTCCTGCTGAACAACACCGGCACCGGCAAGCCTGTTGGCTTCATCTACAACAACGCAAACGCCACGATCGGCTATCTCGGAAACTCCAGCATGACTATCCCTGCTGGGCGTGAAGCATCCCCGGTGGTTGGCGGTGACTTCTGGGCTCTTTCTGCTACTGACGCGACTGTAGGTCAGAAAGTATTTGCGGTACTTGCTGACGGCACCCTGAAGACCGGTGCAGCTGGCGCAACCATCTCCGGTGCTGTTGAAACCGACTGGTACGTGGCTAGCCCTGCAACAACCGGCAATCTGTTAATCATCTCTACCTGGAGCAAAGCATAATGCCTCAACTGACTCAGGCTGATTTCGCTGCCTTTAAAGCGGAAGCCGAATCTCGCGGCATTTACCTGCCTGCATCGGTAACTAAGTTTGCAATGGATGCCGACCCTCAGCCGGGTCTTGGCGCAAACGGCGGTATTCCTGCTGTAGTATCAACCTTCATCGACCCTGAAATCGTGCGCACCATCTTCGCTAAGCAGAAAGCGACCGAGATTCTGGGCGAGAAGAAAAAAGGCTCATGGGCTCAAGACACCATGATGATCCAGCGCGTTGAGCAATCCGGTGACGTTGTGGCGTATGACGACTACAGCGAACAGGGTGCTAACCAGGTTACCTCTCGTTGGGAAAACCGTCAGGTGTTCCGCTACCAGACCATGGTAACCTATGGCGAGCTGGAGCAGGAACGTTACGGCCTGGCTATGCTGCCATACGTCGCAGAGAAACAGCGTGCTGCAGCGTGGACTCTGAATCAGGCGCAGAACAAGTTTTACTTCTACGGCGTATCTGGCCTGCTGAACTACGGCATCCTGAACGACCCGTCATTGCCGACTCCAATCACCCCGGCGACAGTTGGCACCGCGACCCTCTGGAAGGACAAGCAGGTTATCGATATCTACAACGATATTCTGGCGCTGTACGAAGACCTGATCACCCGTACCAATGGCGCAGTAGGTGATGGTGTTGATATGGCCTCGCCTCTGGTTCTTGCTATGTCTCCTAAGACCTCCGTATGGTTCAAAAAATCAAACGAAATCTTCGGGAACTCCGTTGAGAAGATGGTCAAAGATACCTTCACCAATATCCGCATCGAAGTTGCGCCTCAGTACAGCACTGATGCAGGTGAACTGGTGCAGATGTTTGTAGAGACCGCCCAGGGTCAGGATGCTGGTTACTGCGCATACAGCGAAAAACTGCGTGCTCACCCGGTCATCACCATGACCTCCAGCTGGAAGCAGAAACACTCCGGCACAACCTATGGCGCGGTTATTACTCAGCCGTTCCTGTTCGCTCAGCTCTTGGGGGTTTAATCGATGGCTAAGCCTTCAACCTACGTTATTGGTTGCAAACTTCCAAATGGCCTGTCATTCCGTCACGGTGATCAGACGATCACCCTGGCGGGTGCCAATTCCTCTCAGCTTGTAAACGGTTTCGGACTGACAAAAGGCGTGCCAGCTGAAGCATGGGAAGCCTTCGAGAAGAATCACAAGGACGCGCCATTCATTCGCAATGGCATCGTCTTTGCTGTTACTGATGAGAAATCAGCAGCAGATGCTTCTCTGGAACGCTCACGCCAGAAGACAGGCCTTGAGCAGGTTAGCGCCAAAGACGCAGGCGTTGAGGAAGAAAAAGAGGAATAACCCATGGCTGTCGTGACTCTGGATATTGCCAGTTTCCGCGCCATGTACCCTGAATTCTCCAACGTCCCAAATGCAATCCTTCCATTCCTGTTTGACGAGTCCACTGACTATCTGAATAACACCGATTACTCACTCGTCGATGACGTCGTGAAGCGAGAGCGCTTGCTCTACATGCTTATGGCGCATCTGGCGTATGTGCGTTACGGCGACAATCGAGGTCGTGGTGGATCAGGAATGGTTGGGCGCATTGCATCGGCTACAGAGGGAAGTGTGTCAGTTTCATCTGACCTTGGCCCTATTGAATTCAGGTATGCATGGTATACGCAGAGCCCATACGGCATGGACTTCTGGCAGGCGACGAAAGTCTACCGGATGGCTAATTATTATCCTGGAGATAACTATGTCTGACGGCCTCGATAAGTACCTGGAAGGAATGGCTGAGAGACTCAATGCCACCGAGGTAAGAGCCGGATTTCTCGGCGGCTCAACATACCCAGACGGAACTAGCGTCGCGATGGTTGCCACTCGTAACGAGTACGGTGACCCGGCAAACAATCAGCCTCCACGTCCATTCTTCCGCAATGCAATCGCAGACAAACAGGAAGAGTGGAAGAAGACGATTGAGCGCGGACTTGCTTCAGGTCTTGATTCCAGAACGGTGCTTGAGGTCGTCGGCGCTCAGATAAAGGGTGATATTCAGGAGTCGATTGCCACGCTCATGGAGCCTGCGCTCTCCGAAGTCACTCTTGAGCGACGCAGAAACAGGAAAGTAATGCCTAACCAGTCAGATAAGCCTCTCGTCGACACCAGGGTGATGATTGGTGATGTTAACTACGAGGTTACCTGATGAACCTGCATCAAATTGTTCGCGGGGCGATCACAACTGTTAACCCTGACGTTCCCGGCGTGCTGAAAGTGAATAGCGGATTCACAACTGCGCCAGGCGGTAAGCGCGTGCAGTCATACACTGATGTGGATGTGATTGTTCAGATGCAGTCTTTGTCATCCACCGACCTGAAGCAGGTTGATGCAATTAACGTTCAGGGGATTCTGCAAAGCGCCTATCTGAATGGAAACTTCAACGGCATTAACCGGCCAGAGCAACAGGGTGGAGACATGCTGATTGTTGATGGCAAGACATGGCTGGTAGTGAAAGTGGCAGAGCTTTATCCGGACTGGTGTCATCTGATTGTTAACCTGCAGAGGTCGCCATGACAGCCACAGTAGACATCACCGAGCTAGACCTGCGTATTGCTCTGCAGGCATTTCTGATGGATATAACCGGTCTCACCATCGACAACGTGCTGGTAGGTCAGCAGAACCTGACGCCTATGCCGCTCCGTGACTTCATCATCATGACGCCGCTGAGGCAGATAGGGCTGTCTACTAACCGCGTCAAATACGACGACAACGGCGTTTACGGAGAAGGGAAGCAGCTAAACCAGCGCAGCACACAATGGCCTTGTCAGATTGACTGCTACGGCGAGAACGCAGCTGATAACGCTTCAATCATCGGTACGCTAATCCGCTCAGACTTTGCCTGTGAATGGTTCCGACAAAACGGCAATGTCATTACACCTCTTTACTGCTCAGACCCTCATCAGACCACGATGATAAACGGCGAGCAACAATACGAAGGACGCTGGACGATGGAATTCATCGGGCAATTCAACCCGTCTGTTACCACACGGCAGGACTTCATGGACAGCATTACAGTCGGCGTTATTGCCGCAGATCTAAAATACCCACCGGAGAGTGCATAAATGGCAATCCCATTACGCAAAGATATTCAAATCAATCCTGGAGTGCTGCCAGCGGGCGGTTCAGCGCTTGATCTGAATGGCCTTATCCTTACCGACAGCGCTTACGCTCCGGTGGGGAGTGTTATCACATTTACGAACAAAGAAGACGTAGCGGACTATTTCGGTAGTGCATCAGCTGAATTCAGCATGGCTGAAGTGTATTTTCAGGGCTACGACAATTCCACCAAAACGCCAGGCGCATTGCTGTTTGCACGTTTCAACCCTGAGGCAGCGGCAGCATGGTTGCGCTCAGGTTCAATGGCGGCCGTAACGTTAGACCAGCTCAAACTGCTGAGCGGGGTACTGACCCTGACCGTTGACGGCACTGCGGTGACATCAGCCAGCATCGACCTGAGCACAGCAACAAGCTTTGCCATGGCCGCTGACCTGATTGAGACAGGTATCGGCTCCAGCGTAACTGTAGAGTACGACACCACTCAAAAGCGCTTCATCATCACCAGCGCGTCCGATGGCGCAGCGAGCACTATTACCTACGCCACTGGCACATTATCTGCTGGCCTTAAGCTGACAGCCTCTACCGGCGCTCAGTTGTCTCAGGGAGCAGATGCAGCGGTAGTGACCTCGGCAATGCAGTCAGTGCTGGATAGCTCTCAAAATTGGGCAGTCTTCACTACATCTTTTACGCCGACCGAACAGGAAGCGCTGGACTTCTCCGCCTGGGTTAATGGGCAGAATTATCGGTTCGGCTACGTGCCGTTCACGCTGGAAGAATCCGCGCTGGTATCTGGCTCAACTGATACGCTGGCGTACAAAATCATCAGCACTTACGACTACTCAAACGTCGTTCCGGTGTTCGGTGATCAGACTCATGCAGCGAGCGTTATTGGCTATGCCGCATCTCTTGACTTCGACCGTCAGGAAGGCCGCGTACCATTCAAATTCCGCTCTCTCGGTGGCCTGCTGCCGGAAGTGACCACATCAGCAAATTACGATGCTCTGATTGCCAACGGTTACAACTTCTACGGCGCGTACACGGCGAATAACTACGATACTCGCTACTGGGCTGATGGCACAATCACTGGTGACTTCAAGTGGTTTGACTCCTTCTGCTTCCAGATTTGGCTGAATGCCAACCTGATGCAGGATGCTATCGAGCTGTTCCAGTCTAACCGCAGCATTCCTTACAACGCACGTGGCAAGGCGATCATCGAAGCGTCATTCTCCGACACGCTGAATCAGGGAATCACCTTTGGCGGCATCCGAACCGGTGTAACTCTGTCCGGCTCTCAGATTTCAGAGATTCAGAACGCAGTGGGCGCTGACATCTCTCCATCGCTGATTGCTAAGGGTTACTACCTGTATATCGCAGACGCCACTCCTACGCAGCGTCAGGAGCGCACAAGCCCTAGCATGACCCTGTGGTACTGCGACGGTGGTTGCGTACAGAAAATCACTCTCGCAAGCATTGAGGTGCAATAAATGTCCAACACTATTACAAGCGCTGATTCAATCTTTGCCCTCACTGTTACCAACCTTTTCCCAAGCGCTCAAACGCTGGAAGGATACGCAGCGGACGCGATGTTTGCTCTGGGTGATACAGAAATGGCGGTATCCGTCCGTGGCGCTGATGGCAAGCTCTCTGGCGGTTTCGTTTTCGGTGAGTATCTTCAGACGATCACAATCATGCCGGACAGCCCATCTCGTGAGCTGTTCGAAACCTGGCAACTGACGTCTCTGACCTCAAAAGCTGTATTCCGCTGCAACGCAACAATTATCCTCCCGGCGATTAGTCGCAAGTTCACTCTGACCAATGGCATTCTGCAGCGCGTTAAGGCCATTCCGGATGCGCAGCGTGTACTGCAGGCTATGACGTTCCAAATTAACTGGGAATCCGTGGTTGGCGAAGCGTACAACCCATAAGGACTAACATGGCACGCAAAGAGATTTACTACACCGTCGAAGATAAAGGACGTGACAATGGGAAGGTTTTCTACATTCGCGAAATGTCTGCTACTCAGGCTGAGTGGTGGGCAATTCGTGCCGGACTGGCAATGGCTAAAAATGGCGTTAATCTTCCGGATAACTTTTCAGATATGGGTATGGCAGGTATGGCGAAAGTCGGCCTCGAAATGGTGGCTAAAATCCCTCCAGAGGATGCACGGCCTCTCCTGGACGAGCTGATGAAGTGTGTTCAGGCCGTTCCAGATCCAGCCAATCAGAGCGTTAAGCGCAATCTGATTGATGATGACACTGAAGAGGTTATGACTCGCCTGAAACTTCGCAGCGAAGTCTTCAAGCTGCATGTTGATTTTTTCACAGCCACCGCCAGTTAGACATCCCTCCGGTAATGGGCCCGCAAATCGCTGGCCTTGCCGAGTACACCAACGTGCCAAAAACAATAGCCACGGTCATGTCATCGGGTAAATGCTCGCTGACGGAGCTAAGCACGACACTTGGTGTGCAGGATTTATGGTGGTGGCTGGAAATTATCACCATTGATAATTACAACCAAATGGTAATCGACAGAGCAAGTGAGGCCTGGTAATGGCAACAGTTATAGATGCCCTGGTTGTCACTCTGGGCCTTGATTCCTCTGGATTCAAAAAGGGCAAGAAAGAGGTCTCAGAAGGATTAGACCAAACTAAGAAGCATGCAGAGTCAACGGCAAAGGACATGGAGGCTTATGGCAAGAAAGCCTCTTCATTCTTTACCAGTATTGGGAAGAGCATGCTGGCTCTGGCAGGAATAGCTCTGAGTGCCAATGGGGTTAAAAACTTCATCACCGACACGACTAAATCTCTGGTTGATTTGGGCGTCCAGTCCTCTGCCATAGACACATCGGCCAAGGCTCTTGATGGTTGGGTAAAGTCAGCTGACGCAGTTGGGTCTTCTGCTGCGTCAATGAGCTCTAACCTCCAGAAATTCCAGAGTTCAATATCTCAATTTAATTCTGGGTTTGGTGCTGACGATACGCTCAACACCCTCTTTGCCTTCAGCGCCCAGACCGGAACCAAGTTCGATGCCACCCAGAATGCAAGCCAAATCATGCAGTACCTGGCTGAAAACTGGAACAAGCTTAATAAAAACCAGCAGCGCATGTATGGGCAGAGGCTTGGTTTCGATAATGCAACAGTGCAGGCTCTCTCTAGCGGACGGCTTCTGGACTTACAGAAGTCATTCGAAGGAACGTCCAAACAAACTGATGCGCTGACAGACAAAGCCAGGCGTTTAAATGAGCAGTTCGTCAGAGTCAGGCAATCGTGGGAGTCCACCTCGCTTACTCTGTATGAAAAACTTCTGCCAGCAGTATGGAAAATTCTTGACGCGCTCAATTCAATGAGCGCGTGGGTAGAAAGGCACGGGCCTGAGATTAACGCCTCATTCGATGAGCTAGGTAAGACATTCTCAATACTTTGGAAGGATGTCACAGACGTCTCTAAAGCTATAGGTGATCTGCTTAGCATCGATACGAAAAACTGGACGTTATCTGGTGACATTAAAAACCTCAATCAAAATCTCGATGAGGGTCGGCAGACCGTTGAGCTGATTATCGACGCCTTCAAAAACCTGTTTAATCTGGACTTCTCGACATTTGGCGACAAAGTTAAATCCCTCTTCAAGATGGGCAGTGGTGATGATGCTCTTCCTGGTGTAACGGATAGCGCAAACTCTGCAGCCGACTGGATTAAGGATAAAACCGGCTTTGATACCCGCAGTGTTGGCAAATGGTTGGGAGAAAAAGCTGAGGGGTTGAGAAATCTTTTCTCAGGTGAAACATCTCGCCTTGAGAAGCAATACGGTCTTCCTGAGGGGCTTCTGGATGCACAGGTAACCCAAGAGTCAGGCTGGAATCCATACGCCGTATCAAGTGCAGGCGCGAAGGGGTTAATGCAGTTCATGCCTGGTACCGCCAAAGACTTCGGTATTCATGGGAAAGAATTCGACCCAATGAAGTCTCTGGAAGCTGGTGCCAAATATATGGGCTCGCTTCTCGAGAGATATGGTGGCGATCTGCAGAAAGCACTAACAGCTTATAACTGGGGGATGGGCAACCTTGAGAAGAAGGGTATGAGTAATGCCCCTGAAGAAGCAAGGAACTATGCGCCTCAAATTATCTCAAGAATGCAGGCATCACAGCGCTATTCCTATCAGGCTGGCTCATCTTCAGGTGGTGGAGGGACAAATATCACCTTCCAAAACACCACCATCAAAACAGAGTCAAGAACCCTGGAGAGCCTGGCGAAAGAGGCAGCGAATAAAGGCATGGCTCAGAGCAGCCTTACTCAAACCTTTCTCACGGGGCAAAACAGCTAATGTTTAGTTTAAACGAAACAACGCTCCTCAGTGCGATCAACAGCGGCAATATCTTCTCCATAATCAACAGTACCCTTTCGCCTGGTTACGGGATTTACCTGAAGTCAGGCTTAAGGGCATTGTCTCCGTCCTCGTTCCTTGGGATTGAGTATGGAGCAGATGCTTCAGTGGTTTCCGCGCCAATTGAAGAGGGGTCATATACCAGTTTTAACAAGGTTAAGCGCCCGGCCATCATCAGGGTTTTGTTTAATCTTGAAGGATGGACAGGTTTTAGTGGAAGCATACCAAACCTCACCAATTTTACGCTGACAAGCCGCTCGGACATGCTGGCTGCACTGGATGCGATGGTGGATGACACTCAGCTTTACGATATAGAGACGCCAGACACCACCTACGAGGACTATGACCTGGTTCGATACAATTACCGTACATCAGAACGTGACGTCACATTGTTGACTGTAGAGGCCATATTTCAGGCAGTTCTTCAGGAAGCTGAGGTAGGGCTGTCTAACACAACAGCAAACAACCAGCCATCTCAGAATGCCATATCAAAGGGCGGAGCAGTTGACGCCAGGCAGGTTAACGCCAACGCATCAGAGAGCACTCTCGATGATGTGAAGGGCGCTCTTACAGGCCTTAAGCAGTCATTAAGTAGCGCGGCGGTGACCGTTGCAACATCGGTAGGCAATGCCGTAACGAATGTCACAGCAGGAGCTACCAGCGCCATAAATGGTGCAGCCACTTCAGCTATTAACAATCTTTCAACGACAGTTGACGAACTGGTGAAGGGGTTATCCTGATGCAGACGATATCGCTTCAACCGGTTAAGGGGCAGACATTACAGGTTTCACTCGGCGGTCAGCGTGTAACTCTAAGAATTAATCAGAGAAGCACCGGCATGTTTATCGATGTGGCGTTAAGTGGGGTCTGGATAGCTCAGGGGGTGCTTTGCCTGAACTGCAATAAGATCATCAGATACCCGTACCTGAAGTTTAAGGGAGAGCTGTTCTTTGCAGACACAAAAGGTGACTCAGACCCTGTTTATGATGAGCTAGGTTCACGCTTCAAACTGTTCTATGCCACAGAAGAAGAGATGAGCAATGTCCTATAAAAAGCGCAACATTAAAATTCAGTTCACTCTTACGGACCAGGTATTTGATGGCTCTCAGGGGCCATCGCAGGACAACGTTCTCACCATAGAAAACGCCAAAGCTATCGTTGAATACAACGGCTACGGTGGTTCTGCGCTTACCACATTGTCATGCCGGGTTTATGGCCTGAGCCTGAGTAATATGGCGAAGCTAAGTTATGCGGGAAACCTGAGAGGCCCAACGAAGAATAACTACATGAAGGTCTGGGCACAGGATGAGCTTATCTTTGTGGGGACGATAACATTTGCCACAACCGACTTTAATGAGGCTCCAGACGCCCCACTGGTTATTGAGGCTCATGCGTTAGGTGCTGAAAGGTCGCTTCCATCCCAGCCATTCTCTGTAGAGGGAAGTGTTGATGTTATCGATGCGATCAGATCAATCGCCGACCCTCTTGGGATTATGGTTTCCGTGCTTGAGGACATCAAATTTCCACTCAGCAATCCCCATGTAGTAGGCGACCCGGTAAGCCAGATTATTCAATTGGCGAAGTCCGCAAATCTGAATATTGACTGTAGTACGGGAATTATTCGCATATGGTCAATTAACGGTTCGTGGGATGACGTTGTTCCTTTTGTTTCCAAAGAGCATGGCCTGATTGGCTATCCGACATGGACAAGAGACGGACTCTATCTCACAACAATGTTCTCATCAAACCTCATCGCGCCAAGAAAGATGAAGCTAGAAACAGACCTTCCTGGCGCTTCCGGGATGTATACCATAAATACTGTAAGGCACATAATCTCGGCTTGGGTGGAAGGCGGTCCGTGGTTTTCATTTGTTGTGGCGAACCAGGAGGCGGAGCTGTAAATGACTAAGAAAGGTGAATTCTCCTTTAAGCCTCAGGATGTAAACTGCGAGGCGAACATTAACGAATTTATTTTCAATTCGTTAATGTCACGAAACGCCTTCATCCAGCTCGTGATTGTTAACAAGGTAAAGGATGGGCCACTTCTCGACGTCACACCTCTGGTAAGTGGATTTACCGCCGATGGTTCAAGAAATGGCAATACACCGGTTTTTAATATTCCTGTATGGCGACTTCAGCGCGGTGCAAGCGCGGTGATTATGGATCCAGTGGAAGGTGATATAGGCCTCATGCTCTGCTGCGACAGAGACATTACCAACGTCAGAAAGGAGAAGAAAGAATCCCTCCCGGCGTCTCTGCGCGTACACAACAAATCAGATGGCATCTATCTCGGTGGAGTGCTGAATGCAGAGCCAAGCCAGTATGTGAAGTTCGCTAATGATGGAATAGACATCGTGTCTCCGCTGGTTGTCCAGGTAAACGGAAATACTGTGGTAGTTAATGCTGACGATAAAATCTCGCTCAATGCCCCAATCATCGAGGCAAACGGCCAACTTACTCAGGGTTCAGGAAGTTTCGGTGGCAACGCGACATTCGGAGGCACGATTACCGCGACTGGCGAAGTGACAGGTAATGGAATTCATCTCAGTACGCACAAACACGGTGGAGTGGAAACTGGCGGAGGCCAGACAAGCACGCCAACAAATTAACCCGCTTCGGCGGGTTTTTTATTGCCTGGAGTTTACATGCTCACCAAATCACTGCTTTTGACTGACCAGTGGGATATCACGCTAGACGACAGTGGAAGCATTGCTATTACCGCCAATCCTTACGCAGTAGCGCAGGACGTAGCGTGCGCGTGCTCAACATTCCTCGGTGAGCCCTGGTATGACACCACGCTGGGGATTCCGTATTACGAGCGCATTCTCGGTCACTGGCCGGGAACGCAGCTCATTAATACCAAGATGGCTACTGAAGCCAAAAAGCTCCCATACGTTCAGTCAGCATTCTGCACCACAACGGTTGGCAAAGCAGACCGCCTTGCATCTGGTGTCATGACCATAACCGACACGAACAACGTTAAGACCACAATCCAATTCTGAGGTAAAAAATGGCTGAAGTAACAGTAAGCACAGCCGTCCCCTCTGTCACGTTTTCCGCTACCGGCATTGCCGTTCCTGATGAGATAGACATTCTCAACGGGCGATTAACTGACCTTGATACCGCCATGGGCGGAGGGATGAGTAAGAGCCTGACAACTCCACAGGGACAGATTGCCATGAGCGACACGGCAATCATCGGAGACAAGAACGACAATTTGGCATGGCTGGTAAACCAGATTAACCCTGACTTTGCTGAAGGTCGCATGCAGGACGCGATCGGGCAGATTTATTTCATTGACCGTATCGCTGCTATTGGCACAACTGTAACAGCAACCTGCACCGGGCTTGTAGGAACGGTTATCCCGGCAAACAGCATTGCGCAGGACTCCAGTGGTTACCTTTATTTCTCTCTGGCTGATGCGGTTATCCCGGCTTCTGGTTCAGTGGATGTCGTTTTTCAGAACCAGACCACGGGGCCGATTGCATGTCCTATAGGCGCGCTGAATACAATTTATCGTGCTATTCAGGGCTGGTCAGGCATTACCAATGCCACTGCCGGCGTGCTGGGTAATGACGTTGAGAGTCGAGCAAACTTTGAATATCGCCGAAAGCAGTCGGTTGCTGGAAACTCCAACAACCAGCTTGGAGCTGTGTACGCCAACGTGCTGGCAGTCAGTGGTGTTACTGACGCATACGTAACGCAAAACAACACCAGCCTGACGGTAACAAAGGGGGCCACTAACGTATCACTGGAGCCGCATTCACTGTATGTGTGCGTCTACGGTGGCGCTTCTGCTGATATCGCAAAGGCGATCTGGCAAAAACTTCCCCCTGGCCCGTCAATGGTTGGCAACACCACATACACAGTTGTGGACGATGTTAACTATGTTCAGCCATACCCTGAATACGAAATTAAGTGGCAAACACCATCAGCAGTAAGTGTTTATTTCAAAGTAGAACTGGCAAATAACAATGCGCTGCCAGGTGATATCGTAAGCAGAGTTAGGGCCGCCATCCTTAGCTCTTTCAACGGCGAGGATGGCGGCACAAGAGCCCGCATAGGGTCAACTATATACGCTGGTCGTTACTATGCGGGCGTACAGGCTATTGATACCGATAACGTTGATATATTCAGTATCACTATCAGCCGTGACGGAACCACCTACCAAACATCAGCATCTTTCGGCATTGATGAAGTGCCGACACTGGATGCATCTAACATCTCGGTGACACTGGCATGATAAACGTCGCGGATACCATCCTGACGCAATATGCCGACAGCCCGAAACTTAAATCCCTTATTTACTCGTTCAATAAAGCCGTAGGTATAGAAGACTTTCTTGATGATTTCTATGACGTGATATGGAACATCCAGACAGCAGACACCTACGGCCTTGATGTGTGGGGAAAAATCGTGGTTGTCAGCAGGCAGCTGACGGTGACAGAGAACAAGATTTACTTTGGCTTTAATGAGGCGTCATCATCCCCTGTTCTTGTTGATGACCCACAGCCCTTTAACCAGGCTCCTTTCTATTCCGGCGAGCTATTAACTTCAACCGTAACCCTCACTAATGACGTTTACCGCAAGCTAATCATGATGAAAGCGGCGGCAAATATCTCAGATTGCACCATTCCAAGCCTGAATAAGTTGCTGATGTTTATGTTCGGCGAAAGTGGCAAATGCTACGTCAGAAACGATGGTGAGATGGTTATGAGCTACGTCTTCGAATTCCAGCTCTCCACCGCAGAACTCGCCATCGTTCAAAGCTCAGGTGCGCTTCCCGCCCCTATCGGGGTAACAGTCAATATCGTTCAGCAGGTATGACATGAACTCTTCTGATATTCCTTCAAGAATTACTAAAGCATTTGGAGTGAACGGCCTGAAAAATGCCATTCCTGTTGATTCAAGCGCTGCCACCGATAACGGTGGGGTTGCCACCTTTGATAAGGGGTTCCCACCCATCACCATGCAGCCATTGAGCGCAGGAGGAATTCCACCATCAGGCAAGGATATGAATGGAGTTCTTTATTCTGCGACGCTTCAACAGCAGTGGCAGAACGCAGGAATGACCTACCCATTCAGTCAGGACTTCTCAGATGCGATAAGCGGATATCCAAAAGGTGCCATTGTTCCCAGCTCAGTTTATACGGGGCAGTGGTTAAATCTCAACGAGGCCAATGGGACGCCACCTGAATCGTCTACTGGTGCAAGCACCGGATGGGTACCAATAAACAACTATGGAATTACCCAAATCACGATGACCACCGGCAGCGTCGTTATGTCATCACTTCAGGCCGCAAAAGACAGAATAATTATCAGCGGCACACTGACTGCAAACGTGAACCTTATTTTTCCCGCGTGGATTAAATCATGGGTGGTTCATAACAACTGTACGGGTAATTTTACGGTCACCTGTCGAACCGCTTCAGGCTCTGGTGTGGTGGTAATACCCGGGCTTGTTTCCCGTATATTCTGCGACGGCGTGAATATCAGCGATGAAACTTACAACCCCAACAATGACATGGTTGGGATGGTCGCTGCATTTGCAGCAAACGCAGCGCCAACAGGATGGCTGGCAGCAAATGGTGGACTGATTAGCAGGGTTACTTATGCGCGCCTGTTCTCTAGGATCGGAACAACCTTTGGTGCTGGGGATGGAAGTACAACCTTCGCCCTTCCTGACATGCGTGGTGAGTTTGTTCGTGGCTGGGATAACGGAAGGGGCGTTGATGTTGGTCGAGCATTTGGATCCTGGCAAAAGGGCTCAGTCGTAGTGGGTGATGATGGGATTGCTGGCGTAAACGTCGCCTCGTCAAATTCACCTGATAAATCAAGCCTTGGTCTAGATCCGGGTGGCAGCGAAACTTATCCGATATCAATCGCACCAGGCGCTAATAACCAATTGGGTAATCAATATTTCGGTTATTCAAGGCCTCGTAACTATGCCCTCCTCTATTGCATAAAATTCTAAGGTAAATATATGTCATTTAGTGATACTGCCAGCGCGAAAAAATATGCATCTATTTCTGAGGCTGCCGCCGCACAGGCAAAATTATATGCCAACCAGTTAGAGAGCGCTCCTGACTATGCTGAGCAAGCCGCCAATGCTGCTGATGCCGCAGCAGCATCGGCGCAAGCGGCAATTTCAGCTGAGTTTGTGATTAACAATCTGGCTATATCAGCCAGTGAGTCAGCAACAAGCGCAGCTGCATCAGCGGCTGAAGCGGGAAATGCCGCCTCCGCTGCTATTGGTCAGTGCGTGAGAGTTCCGGAAGGAGAGCTTATTCCAGCTCTGCCTGGTATAAGTGAGAGGAATAATGCATTTTTAGTATTTGGTTCATCAGGAGATGCTGAATTACTAAAAATGGATGATGTTCCAATTTTGGATGGAATTGGGAAAATCCCAGTTTCAATGATACCGGCAATAGCTCTTTCTGAAATATTCGTTGTCAGTAGCCAGTCCGAAATGCTGGCTCTTGATGTTCAGGAAGGGGATATTGCAAAAAGAACAGATCTTGGTTATTCATTTATTCTTGCGGCGGAACCAGCAAGTGCTCTTTCAAACTGGGTGCAACTGAATGACGATGTTTTGGCTCAACTTGGACTTTCATCGGGGGCATCAAGCATAGGGGCAGTGGATGATAATGGCAACCCATCCACTGTACAAGCTCAGCTAATTGCAAGAGTAAATAAAGCTGCCCTTCAGTCTTCATCTGGAGCTGCAGGTGTTGGTGCGGTCGATGCTTCTGGAGCATCAACGAATGTTCAGGCCTTGCTCAATGGCAAGGCGTCATCATCTTCACTTTCGTCACCATATGGCTATAACTTTATTGGTAGCGGTTCATATGCTGATATTCGCTCATATTCTGGAACGCCAGCGACTTCGATAACATGCTACGGTAGAGCCACCATATTCGATCATGCATATGGTCATTTCTATTATGATGCCGCAGATACAACTTCTCCCGATGATGACGGGACTGTTTTAGTTGATGCATTAGGTAGACGATGGAAAAGAATTATTAATGGTGAGGTCTATCCTGAATGGTGGGGCGCGGTGGCAGACAATTCCACCGATTGCTCGCCTGCATTTCAGAAGGCATTTGACTATTGCTCAGGGAAAAACCTTCCTACAACAGGGACGGGGCTAAAGCTAAGGATTAGAGGTGGAAGGTATATCCTCGCATCAACTGTTCATTACACTTGGAGATATGACCAAGGAATTGTTGATGATGGAGATATGAGAAGATTGTCCATTGAGGGTGATGGAACTTGTAATACCTACCTAATATACACAGGTGATCAAACATCTCCTGCCATCCATATTCATGGAGGGAATGACAACGGAATCTATCTTAGAATGAATGTCCAGGGATTTAGGCTGTTCCGATCACTAAGCCTAACCAGATACCTCGGGACTGGAATTCTACTTGAGAGAGGTGCGGTATTTACATTTTCCCATGTTGATGTTGGTTACTTCAACACTGGATTGAATATGCAGGATGCCCTATATGCCACATTTGACACATGCGATCTTTCAGGTAACAACCAAGGCATTTACATGTCTATTGTAAGCGCTTCATCCCCTAATTCTGTACTGTTTTCTAGATGCATGTTTGGGGGGTGTCAAGTAAGGGGGGCTTATATCAAAAATGGAGCTAATGTTAAATTCGATTCATGTACGTTTGAGGCTATAGGAACTGACGGAACCAATGAGGCAATATTTTATGAGGGGGGGCCACACGAAGGTGGTTTAGGGATGACAGTATCAAACTGTTACTTTGAAAATAACTTCACTCTCTATGATATAAATATAGCTAATAATTCAACGTATCCAGGTACGTTTCTTCTGTCAGGAAATAGCCACAACAGAACAAGCTCTACAAGGTATACTACTTCCGCATCTATCAATCTTTATTCTGCATCTCAGACAACTAAAGTAACGATTCAGTCCTGCGGATTTAAGGGGTTTAACTCATATGTGGCATCATCCTCAAGGCCGGCATATATAGTCCAAACGCAATATGTTTCCGTTCATGAAATAAATAACTTTTACATGTACCCTGAGGAGTATCCAAATCTCAATGGTTTCGCAACAACAGGATTTGGTCTTGGCGCTACAGGTGCTTGTGCAAATATATCTAGCGCTGGGGTTGTAAATCGTAACTTCAACATTCAATCTGTTACAATAACGTCAACAGGTGTTTACTCAGTGACATTCAAAAAACCATTAACTGTAACGCCAGTGGGTACTGTATCTATAAGTAATGGAATTGGGTTTGCTACTGTTTCAACAATTTCCAAAACTGGTATGACGGTTAATACATACGACGCATCAGGGACGGCGGCCGCAAAATCATTTGATCTTTCAGTGTCCGGATCCATAGCATAAGAAGTAGCGCCCAGCAGGACTACTGGGCGCTAAAATTAGGCTGCATCTTTATTCAAATTTAATTGTGTTTTACGTTTCAATATTGGAGACTCAATATATGCCCAAGACAGACTTGAAGCAATTACCACAATTAGGTAAGTGAATATTAAACTAGGAACAAATTCAGATATTCCAAATGGCTTATAGTGAATAACCAATATTTGTAGAGGCCAGCCCCAAATGTAAATCCCATAAGAAATATCAAACCTCCCATCAATGAATCTTTCTTTAAAAGAAAGAGATATCATTATCACAAGTATTGATATCATTATACTACCTATTGCAAGCATATCGTTACCACCCCTAAGTGTGGTAATTAATATCAACGAAATTGCAATTAAATTAACTCGGATTTTTAAAGTATTCCATGCAGTAATTGTCATGAAGAGTAAAGATCCAGTAAAAAAACATAGCCCAAATTCAGCCAATTTACTAAACGTTGCATAGTATGCGCCAACTGAATTTAATTGCCCTCTAAAAAGAGTGGTAACAAAAAAACATAAGATCAGTAGAAATGCAGGAGTCTTCCAACTATTATGCATGCTCAATGAAGCCCCAAGTATGACATACATAACAAGCTCATAGGGCAATGTCCATAATGGGCCATTAGATTCTGTATGTGATGATATCTCACTCCAGAGACCTGGTACATTTCTGCCATAAAGAGTCGATATTCGCAAGAAGTTAATGAAAGTGTCCCATGAGGTTACATAATTAAATATGTTGTCCTTATAGAAGGATGCAAAAAAATAAACCATAATAAACGCACAAAAAGTCACAGCAGGGAATATCCGTTTAACTCTTTTACCCATGTAAATAAGGAAGTTACTAGACCTCGTAAAGCTCATGGCGATAAGGAAACCAGATATTGAAAAGAAAACCTGCACAGCAATGTTCCCAATACTAAATCCTTTATCTAACTTTGGGGGCTCCATGCCAAACATAAGCGAGTGATGGAAATATATCACTGCTATTGCCGCCAAAAGGCGCACCACGTCAAAACAATTATTTCTGCTCAT